CTTAGCTCCAACTCCTTGGAGAGCATCAAAATCAAATGGTATTTGAGGCATGTTGACATCCCATGTAATCGTTCCCTTGGTATTGTCGACCTCTCCTACAATTTGCCCGACCTGTGGAGGTGGCTTAGTTTTGTATGCTTTAATATGTTTCATCAATGTGGGCTTGCCTTCTATTGCAACTTTGGACGGTTTTGCAAAAACAACGATCCAATACGGATCTCTTAATGCACCATTAGCGGAAACAATTTCTTGTATCTGTTTGTTGTCGTCTTCTATAATTGCGTCGCGGGTTTCCCCAGTCTCTTGTGTCATATATTTTTAACTTCTGTTAATATTTATAGTTAAAAGCTTCGCTAGGGTATCCCTGGCTATTGCTTTTTAGTTTATTGATTCTACCGATATCGTATTGTTCGGCATTTGTATTGATCTTACGAACACCACTCGCTTGGGTGTTGTCTTTTAGATTCATTCCTTTGCCCTTGTAAGTTGCCTTATAGGGTTTGCTGCCATCTTTCATTTTTATATTCCTCCAGTTGGCTGATCTACTCCTTGTTGTGGTGTAGAAGTTTGTTGAGATTGGAAACCAACGTTCATTTTTTCTGCTGCCGCTGTAATGGCCACATCTTCTGCTTTGTTTTCCTCTTCTCTGATCTTGTTCATTGCATCCATGGTTTGGACAATTTGCATGTATTTCATTAGTCTGTCGTCGTCCATGCTCTCTAGTTCTTTCATTGTTCTAGCTCTATCCAGGGATGCTTGTGCTCTGTTTTGGATCGCCTCGGAATTTCTCTCTTCCTGAAGACCCATATTAGCAACGCCTCTTGTGAAACCCTCTTTTGCACTAGCTATGTTCTTGATGGTGTTTGATTTGTTTAGCTCAAGTTCGGATGTTAAGATTTTGTCTTGGATTTGTTTCTGTTGTTGTGCTTGCTGCTGCTGTGATTTTAAGTTTTGCTCTATTTGTTCGTTGAATTCAGATTTACCTTGTATTGGAGCTGCTTTAGCTAGCATATCCGGCGTTACGACACCGCCTTGTGGTCCACCTGTAACCTCGTATAGATCTAATAATTGGCGGAAATATAGCTGCCTTTGTGTGTCTGTTAATAATCCTTCTTGCACTGAAACATCGTATTTGATAAAATCCTTGGAATAAAACTGTTCCGTGGGCTCTGAATTTGTTACACGTTTGACTTTCTCGGGAGTCCAAGTTTGAATAAGTTTTAATGTTTTTTTAGATATTAACTTCTGTGCATAACGTAAGTTGTCATAGATATCCTGTAAATTAACGATGGAGGCACCTTGACGTAACATCATCATTAAACCAGATTCTTGTTTGTTTTCTGGTTGGCCAAATGCGGCATCGTTTATTCCGACAACCGTTTGAATGTCTTGGTCGAATTGCTTTTGTAGTTCGAATAAGCCTGGAGGTATCTGTGCTGGCTGTATTCTTTCGAGATCGCCGGGCTCTGCACTTCCGTCAAGCCAAATAACCTTACCCTGTGAGGACTGGAATAACGACCGTGGATTTATAACAGCTTGCTTCTTGGCTATCCAGCCGGAATTGATGTTGGTATCCAATATATCTACCATTTGAGAACGACGCTTGTTAGTCTCTCTCTGAGGGTCGATCTGTGGCCTAACCAGTGATTGCATCTTCAATGAATAAGACTCCGATTCTGACTCAAATATACCCACAACAGGGACGAACGGGTATTCGTTCAGCCCATATTGGTTTTTCTCTGTTCTCATTAGTACATCGTTTACAATAACGTTGCACTCGATATACCTCTTAGACTTTTTCACTTCTTTAAGTTGAGGGAATTGGCTTAAGTAAAACTTCATCCCGTCTTTGTCACCTTCCCACTCCATATGCTCGCCAGTTTCCTGATCGACTATCATTGGAACTTCTTCCCAGCCTTGCTTGTAGAACTCGTTATAAGCCATGAAGTCTTGGCCGTTTGGTTGCGTTTGATATGGAAGCCACGTAAATTTGTCATCCCTCGACCAGCCTGTTTGGTGTAAGCTTTCTATTTCTTTTTGTTGTCCTGGGAGTAGCGATGAAACTTGCTGTGGCGAAAGGTATTTGCGCCTGATTACATACGAGCAATCGGAAAAATCTAATTGCGTAAAATAAGGGTCTGTTATAAATCCATTATACGGTTCTCGTCCGTATCTGATGTCACCATTGACAGGGTCGTCTCTGTAATCCATCCAAATGGACAATAGATTGAAGCCCGTTTTCATAGCGCCACCAAATGCTTCTGATATAAACTTATATCCGTCGCCGTTGTTCATGGCATATAACAACAATTGCGAGAGCTGATCAGCGGATCTTTGATCCGAACTTTCGGTGGGGGAAACGACAGAAGAGTTCCTGTGCTTTCTTTGATAGCCTGTGAGCAGGTTAATGTTGCTACGAATCAAATTAAAAGAAAATGCGTTACGACCTTCGTCAAATAGCTTTTGTCGCTCTTGTTCGTCCCACTGCTCCCCTAGATAAAATCGTAGGTCTCTATCGGCCAATGGATAGAAGGGATTCCAAGCGTAGTATGCTTCTTGATAGTAGTCGTTATATTCATTTATTACAGATAGATCGCTCATCAGCTTTTGTCTCGCGTGTTGACTCACTAACTTCCCGTTGCCGGTCGGCTAGTTGGTTTTGAGTCTGATTAAGTGTTAGGGGCGGAGGCGCTAGCATTAGTAAAGTTTTAGTTTACTGTCCCCCTACAAAGCAGGCGAAGCCTACAGTGATTCCCTAACCTCAATAAACATAAAATTTTAATTATTGTCAAATGGATTTTTTAATACATTTACCTGTGTGATATACTTTGAAATAAACGCCGGGTTGTGTATACTGTAGCTCAAATATTTGTCTTTGTGACGAAAAGGAGGAAAACATGAAAAAGATAATTTTAGCGTTAGCAATAATTTTAACAACAGGTGGCGTTTATTCTTTCGAAAGGAAAGACGACTGCTTTACCTACAAGGCGATAGGACTCGATCTAGTCGTGCCATCGATTGCGTTCGGAGTAAGAAAGTGGGACGGTAGCACTGGGGTTGACTTGAACTTTAGCGTCTCTAGCGTTCTGTTTGTAAGCCGCATAGCGGTCAATGTTGCACACCTTAAAAAGTTTAACGAGAGCGGTTATGTTGGGGTTGGGGCAGGCACGTTTGTGACCCACGTTGCGTTAGACAAGCGGGATCTTATAATTGGAGGCGTGTTTCCCTCCTTGACGATTGGGAAGGAATATAAAAACACGTTTCACGAAGTCAGAATAGCCGTCCCTCAAATGTCGACACTTGGGATGTCCTATTATCCGCTAGTTTCGTATAGATATGGGTTTTAGGTGTATACATGGAATTAAGCGATTTAAAAAAGCACCACAAGAAGTTTCACGACGACACTAAACTTATGTACGGGGAGTTGCTCGAGGTGGTGAAGAAATGGCTAAAAAAAGACCCACGCACAACGATGGTTAACATGATGAACCTTCCCCTGAACTTGACGCTGAACCTGCTGGTCGAAGCGGAGAAGTTGGGTGTCGACTTAGGAGAATTCGACGACCTGCCAAATATATACATTCGGACCATGAAGCCCTTTGAGGAGCTCCAGGACGACTTCTTAAAGATACCCATGGAAGAGTTCGCAGAAAAGTACGGAAGGCTGTATGAGGCTCAATTCGAGGGGGCGAGGGAGTTGATTAAGAATATGTTAAACGAAGAATAATTCGTCTTTCATTTAATACCCATTAATCTTTCAAAAGCTACTCTAACTTGCAAAGGAACTACTGAATTTCCAAGGGCTTTAGTTCGCTCCACCCGATTGGGTATCCCATCACAACTTCTGCAAAGCTTGGGTGTATATAAATAGGGTCTCCCTCTGAGGTCCTCAAACCCTCTGACATCTTTGCTCCTCGAAATTCCTTGCTTCCCCTGTACCTTTTTCTCCCAGATCCCTTGAACTCGTTTGCCCCCATTGTAGGCAAGTAAGAACCATCTTTCTCTTTTGTGCCTAGCTCCCACTTCTTTAGCCGATAGCATAGTCCACCGACAATCATACCATTCTTTGGTAAGTTCTTGCAAAACTCTGTCCAATCCTCGTGTTCGTATGGCAGGGACATTTTCGAGAAAAACGAAGGTTGGCTTGGCTTCCCTGACAAGTCGCATGATTTCGAAAAATAGTCCGCTTCGCTCTCCTTCCAAGCCTTTTCCAAGTCCTGCAACTGATATGTCTTGGCATGATCACGGGAACCCGCCGTAGATGATATCAATACCACCTGCGGGGGTTCCTGGGTCTCCTGTGTATTTGATTGGTTTATTGTGTTTGTGCCATTCGTGGTGACATTTTTGGCAGAGCCAGCGGACATCCAAAGGTTTATTATAGTCGTCATGGTGTGCTTGGATCGCTTGCCTTCCATCCTTAAATCGTGATTCAGTATTGCAAATTGAACATTTTCCAGGATTATTGAGTTTTCCATAACGGACTTCGTTTTCAAGGACATCTTGCGCTCTTTCGTCTGCTCTTGCCCCCCCTCGATAAAAATGATTGTCTTTACCATATCTTTGTTGTGGTCGCATTGTTGTTCTTCTTCTGAGCAAATCCCACATAGATTGTCTTGTAACTCCATATATATGTCCTAAGTCTCCTAATGACATTCCTTCATCATAACTTTTAACAGCTTCTAAAACCTGTTCTGCTGTTAGCTTTTTTAATTTTCCTGCCATACTCTCTGCCTCCTGTTGGAGACATAATAACTCGTCTATACATGTCTTGTCAAGACTTCGTATGTCGTCCCAAATTGGTGCTTTGGGCAAATTCCCTTCCTGCATTCTCTGCAAGAGGACTGACTGGGCGTATGTGTCGATTTCGCAATAGGCAATTGGTGAGACAAATTCAGATAAAGCCACATCTATACCTCCAATTCCGCTAAAAAGCGATAAACCATGCATTTTTTCATTTAATACCTCCATGCGTAAGCCGCCTCCATTCTGCGGGCGTCATCTTCGGTGAAATCTTCTTTTAAGTCTTTTTTAAAGAAATAACTATATAGTGCGTAGCGTTGGGCGTCGCAACAATTTAGAGCCAACATGTTCTCGGCATAAAATCCATGGTAGTCCTCTACATGAAGATTATATACCTTTTGCATTCCAGTGGGTTTTGCTTCTGCAAGACTTTGAGCAATATTTGGTTTTTTTGTATTTGTTTGTTGGGAATCGTTTAGAACACAGTTTGCATATTCGGAACTCATCGTCAATGTGATGATCTCTTCTC